CGTGGAGTAATGACTCGTTATGCTAAGAAGATGGTTCGTCCTGAATTCTACGGAAAAATCTCTGTTTCCGGTACAGCAGATCTTTAATTCTGCAAAGGATAACACAAAATTTAAGAGGGGTTCTTTTGAACCCCTCTTTTATTTTATAACGATTACTATAATTAGTGTATATTTATAGACATGGACGAAGAGAATACTGAAGAGAACATTGAAGAGAATACCGAAGAGATTGTAGAAGAAGTACAAGAAACCGAGCAAATTGAAAATGTTGAACTAGAACGAGTAAGATGGGACGGAAAACTCAGTTCACCAATAGGTAAAACTCCTTTCGGTTTTTTTGATGCCGATCCTGCGTTTGTTGGATTTGCTCCAAGGGCTGCTGATTGGGCAGCTAAACGTCTTGGATTTCCTATCGTAGATGTGGAAATGATTGATGTTCAATTTTATGCTTGTTTTGAAGAAGCAATAACAGAATATAGTTCGCAAGTAAATCAATTTTCAATTAAACAAAATTTATATAGTTTAAAAGGAACTTCTACAAGTGTTAATTTGACCACAACCGTTATGAATACACAACCACTTCCATTTTATTTAAAATTGTCGGAAGCATATGGTGCAGAAGTTGGAGTTGGTGGTAACGTAGATTGGAGAAAGGCAAGTTTAAAAGTAAAAGCAGGAGTACAAACATATGATCTGCAAGGACTATTTAATCAGTATTACATTTGTCCAAAAACAGGTGAAAAGAAATTAGAAAGAATTGAAGTTAAACGAATATGGCATCATCCACCACCTGCAATGAATAAAATTTATGATCCTATGGCAAATTCCGGTATGTCCTTTTCTAATTTGCTAAGTGAATTTAATTGGAATGGGATGTCACCAATAGGAACGCAATTTTTACTTCGTCCTGTAAATGAAGATTTAATGCGTTTACAGGCAATTGAATTTAATGAACAAGTAAGACGAAGTGCATATGGATTTGAAGTTATTAATAATAAATTGACTTTATTACCAGTTCCAACGAAAGATTTTACATTGTGGTTTGATTATGTGTATAAACGAGAAAGAGATTTGGCAGCTGTGCAAGGATATGTAGATGCTGATGAATTTAACACAATGCCAAAAACACAAACCCAAGTTACAGAAGAAACTACTCAACAAGTAGTTGCAACGGAAACACAAAAAGGATTAGATGGTGGTCAAAATTCTACAACTGAACAAACAAGTTCAACAAATAATTCTTCTAACGCAGATTTAAATGAACAAAGGTTACCACCATCAAGTCTTGATACAAATGTAACCGATGTAAGCAATGCTCCATATGAATTTCATAGTTTTGGAACTATCAATGATGTAGGAAAACGATGGATAATGAAATATTATTTATCATTGTGCAAAGAACTTCTTGGGGCAATTCGTGCAAAATATCAAAGTATTCCGATTCCTGGTGGAGAAACATCATTGGATGGTGCAGAATTAAGATCAGAAGCACAACAAGAAAAAGAAACATTAATTACAGAATTAAGAGAAGACCTTGAGGTAACGAGTCGCAGTACAACGAGTGAACAATTAAATCAAGTGTCAGACAATTTACAAGAAAATCTAAAGAAAGTACCAAACTTTTTATACATAGGATAATGGAAAGATCAAAGGGTAGATACTATTCACGTAGAGATGTCCGTTTTATGAATAGTTTAAACGGTGAATTGATGCTGAATATTATAGAACAACTAATCGTTGTATATAAAATAAATCCAAGTCAGACCAAGTCTACTATCTACGGAGAATCAATGGATAAAGTTTATTATCCTGGTATAGAAACATCATGTTTAGTAGAATCTGATCCACAAACAACAAGTTATGAAGGATTCGGACCTGATGTTAAGAAAGGTACAATATTTAGATTTCACCAAAAATTGTGTGAAAATAAAGATTTGTATCCTGAAATTGGTGATATTGTGTTATGGGAAAATGCTTTCTTTGAGATTTCCAATATCGTTGAAAATCAATTTTTAGGTGGACAACCGGAAAAGAATTATAGTTTACTTTGTAATGCACATATGACACGAAAAAGTAAATTAAACATTTTACCGAGGACTCAATAAATGGACTATACTGATGTAAATAATCCTTTTATTACTTTGCGGAATCACAAAACTGATAAGGAATTTACTGTAGATTTAAGTAAAGATGTTCCCAATGTTTCTAATGATCCCAATATGTCTAATCTTAAAAAGTCTGATCATGCTTTATATTCCGATAATCGTGCAGAAAAATTAAGATGGGGAGATGATGTAAAAACATTTGGTAATTACGCAATTACATTAGTTGATATTGATAATATTATTTATGAATATTTTACAAAGGTAATAAATCCAACTGTAACAGATACAAACAATACCAAAGTAAGTGTACCTGTTCGTCATGCTTCTCCTGAAAGATGGAGTGCAATTCAAAGTGATGGTAGATATCGTGACGACAAAGGTCAGTTACAAAGACCTGTGATAATTTTCACACGAACCAGTGTAACAAAAGATGATACATTCGTTACATTCAATCGTTATTTAACAACACCGTTTGTGAAAAAATTTAGTAGCAAAAATACATACGATAGACTAAGTTTACTAAATCAAGCACAACCACTACACGAAGTTCACAATGTTACATTTCCTGATCATGTGGTTTTAACATACGATTTTACAATGAATACGGAATATGTTCAGCAAATGAATCAATTGATTGAAACTATAAGTTTTGCTGACAATGATTATTGGGGTGATCCTGCTAGATTTAAATTCCGAGCAAATATAGATTCATTCTCAAACGCAGTTGAAGTTCCAAGTGATGATGATAGATCGGTTAATTCAACATTCACACTAACTGTAAATGCATATTTACTTCCGTTGGTATTTAATAATAAAACAAATGTTCAAAGAGGATTGAGTACACGAAAAGTATTATGGGGAACTGAAATAGAAAGTATAAACTCATTGGATAATAAATCAGAAAGTACGCAACGAGAGTTGGAAATTTCTAACAAGGCAAAACAAAATACATTTGAGAAACAACTTTTGTTAAATAGAAAAACAAAAAAAGTATATCTACGACATCAAGATTCTAATAAATTTATAATAAGAATTTGGAACGATTTTGAAGAATATGTAATAAACATAGAAGGAAGAAATTATCCGATTTATATAAATGAATTAACGAATTCTATAATATGGGATGTAGGAACAAATGAAATTGAATTATTACCAAATGAAACTCATACAATAGAACACGAAACTGGTAAAGTTTTTAATATAATTACTCAACAAGAACTTGGTACTTTAACAATAGAATTTATTTAATATTTTAATTGAATTATTGTAATTTATTTGATACCATAAAATTATGGAAAATAATAATCAATGTAAAATTACCGATGACGAAAAATCTGAATTAGTTGAACTAAATGCAGAATATCAAACTTTGCTATTATCAATGGGTGAACTTTTAGTAAACGAAGTTAGTTTAAAAGAAGAATTAAAGTCATTAAAAAATACCAAGAAAAAATATAAAGAATCACTTGCTCACTTTAAAAACAAAGAGAAAATTTTCTCGGATAGACTAACTAAGAAGTATGGTGCAGGAGATTTAGATATTTCTTCTGGAATTTATCTTAAAAGTTAGTATTTTAGATAAATATTTAATTTTGGAATTTTTTGCGTATATTTATTTTAAAAGTTTCACATTTTAACCATTAACAACTCAATATAGGAGAAACCCAAAGATGGCAGAACGTATAGTAAGTCCGGCAGTTTTCACCAATGAAATCGATTCATCATTCTTGGTAGAAGGAATTGGTGCGATTGGTGGTGCGATTGTGGGTCCTTTCACAAAAGGTCCAGCATTCTCACCAACTATTGTAACTAGCATTAATCAATTAGAGGCACTTTTCGGTGTACCTCAAGGTATATATTACCAACCATACACCGCACGTGAATATCTTCTTCAACAAGGAGTCGTCACAATCGTAAGAACTGGTGCTCTTGAAGGTTGGTACAACGAAAATGCTCTTGCAATTAAAGCAAGTTATGTATCAGGAAGTTTAGATAACGATTATTTAACAGACGCAGAAATTCAAGAACTTCTTCAGTCTGATAAAGACGAAGATAAAGCAGAAGGTGTTAGACAAAGAGAAAAGAAAAATAACATCCTTAACGAAGGTGAAGTTGCCGTTGGTGATGTACCACAAGAAGCAATTATCGGTATTTTGGCAAATACTTTAAAAGAAAAGAACGAAGACGGATCGTTGATTCTTAAAACTGATTTAGCATCACCCCGACAAACAAGTATTGGATTTTATGGTTCATACTTAAATGATGCAGATGGTAATAAAGTTACTTATCTCGATATAGACGAAGATAACTTAACAGGACAATTGGTTTTGCGTCAAGTATTCAATGAACAAGATAGTGCAAGTGGTAATAATGAATTAAAACCAACTGATTTAGGAACATTTAATTTTAGTATTGATCCAAGTTCTCCAAATAGTTTGCAAAACATCTTTGGTCGTGCACCTCAAAGAAATGTAAAACCTGCTTATTTTACATCATATTTTGAAAGTACACAAAATCAAATTTTTGATTTAATTTGGAATCATAGTGCTAAGTATCAAATTTCAATTGAAGTTGATAGCAAATTCTTAAACTTCTCACATCAATTGGGTGATGCTGACGGAGACGGAATTGTAAATTATCAAGATTCTGATTATGCTTATCCTCCATACGATGGAGCAGGAAAAGGAGCACACGCTTGTCGTCCTGCTACTACACCTTGGATTATGTCACAGGAAATCAGTGGATCCCGTTATGAGTTGTTTAGATTTCATACTCGTAGTTATGGTCAATCTGCTAATCGTGAGGTTAAAGTAGGTATTTACAATGTTAAAACACCTGGAACTTTAGATGGTACTGAATATGGTACATTTAGTATCGTAGTTCGTGGGTTTAATGATGACGATAAAACACAAGATGTTATTGAAGAATTTAGAGATGTAACACTTGATCCATTGAATGCAAGATATCTTCCACGTATCGTAGGAGACCGTTTTACATACATCAACGAAATGGGTAAAGTTATTGAACGTGGTGATTATCCAAACGGAAGTGATTGGATTCGTGTTGAACTACCAAAGCAAAGTATAGCACCAACACAATCAATGCCATATGGTCACCAAGCATATCAATGTCCATTTGGTGGTGGTATAGATTTACCAGAACCACAATATTCTTATGCTTCTCAATATTCACGTGTACCTAAAAGATACTTCTGTGGAGCAGTTTTCAATGAAACTTCTCCAGACGGAGTTATCAAACTTCCTGAGTGGAGTAAAGATACTCGTGAGTTGTTTGCACCAATTCCTGGTGATCCAAATGATCCTGATACATTACCTGGTTCTGCTGGTACTGGATTCTTCATGGATAAACCTGGTACAATCACAATTGATATTGACGGAGTTCTTACAACAGAAACTTTTGAACCAATTCCAACTGTTCCATCAAGTGCTAATGCTGAATCAGACGCACGTGGACATCGTAGATTCTTGGTTGGTTTCCAAGGTGGTGAAGACGGAGATTCTCCAGTTCTTCCTGTGATGTTGGGTGAAGATATTCGTTCTGACAATGTTCAAGGTATGGATTGTAGTAAACGTTTTAGTACAGGTACTCAGTCATACGAAAGAGCATTTAAAGCACTTAGTAACCAAGATGAATTCGATATCAACCTTCTCGTAACACCTGGTCTTTCATTAGACTTACACAGAAGTGTTATCAACATGGGTGTTGATTTGTGTGAAACTCGTGAAGATTGTTTCTACATTCTTGATTGTGTTCAAGCACTTGGTCAACCTGGACTTGTTGACGAAGCAGTAACAATGGCATCTACAATTGATAGTAATTACGCCGCAACATATTATCCTTGGGTTAAGATTATTGATCCTGCTACTAATGCGTTGCAAGTATTTCCACCAAGTGCAGTTATGCCAGCAGTTTATGCGGCCAATGATAAAACCGCTGCCGAGTGGTTTGCTCCTGCCGGTTTAAATCGTGGTGGTCTTGAAGGTGCAATTAGTGTAATGGATCGTCTTACATTCGCAGAAAGAGATACTCTCTATGAAGGTAAGGTTAATCCTATTGCTCAATTCCCTGGTCAAGGTATCGTAGCATTCGGTCAAAAGACACTTCAAAGAAGAGCATCTGCACTTGACAGAATCAATGTTAGACGTCTCTTGATTACTCTTAAGAAGTTTATCGCAAGTACATCCCGTTATTTGTTATTTGAACAAAATACGGCTGCGACTCGTAATAAGTTCTTGGGTATCGTTAATCCATACTTAGAAGGTGTTCAACAAAGACAAGGTTTGTATGCGTTCAATGTTATCATGGACGAATCAAACAATACTCCTGACTTGATTGACAGAAATATTCTTTACGGACAAATCTTCTTGCAACCAGCACGTGCGGTAGAATTCATCATACTTGATTTCAACGTACAAGCAACTGGTGCATCTTTTGGGTAAGATAAAACTATAACTTAAAAAAATAAAAA